ATGTAGGAGCAAACAATGCGTGATTTTAGCAAAAGTTTAATGGTGGGTAATGCTACTGGATATATTCAAACCAGAGAGGGAGCAACGCTGTCACAAATTGAGTTAAATAGTGGCAGTTGGTGTTATTATATATCTAAAAATGGAACAAAATATGCAGTTCATAATGTGAATGGAAGATTAAGAGCATTTAAATCCCCAGGAGGGCAAGAAGTATCTTTGCTACCTGATATGAGAAGCAAAATAAGGGCAAAATAATGATGCGTGATTTCTCAAAAACAATTCGGGTAAAAAACTCCATGAAAGGCATAGACGGCGTGCATTTAGACGTGCCGTTGTTCATCCGCCTTTTAGAGTTTGCCAGAGAAGAAGCCAAAGATGACGTTGATTTGCACGTCATAACCGAAAATATCAACAGAATTTTGCAAGGCTATGAGGAGAGCGGAGAGCCACACTCATTTTTGACCATGCAAGACTATGATGCCATCATTGAGGGATTAAAATAACCATGTCGATACTTCCTTTTGATTTTAGCCAAACGTTAGCAGAATTTGCTTGTCCGGAGAGCTTTACCGCTTATGAAATGGTGGGGCAATATGTCCGGGGCGAATGGGTTATGACAAAGGAAAACGAACGCACCATTGATGAAGCCATTTTGCTTGATGTGGAAGAAGAAATCCTTGAAATCTTATCTGAGGGCAATTTGGTAGATGAAGCATACAGCATTATGTTTGCCAAAGACTATGACGAGTTTTTCATCATGGACCAAAACAATGCCACAATCCAAAACAAGCAAACATACGTTGTTATTGATGGCAAAGAGTTTATTGTAAAGAGAAATCCTAAAACAAGCAAAAATTCAAACTTCCGCAGTTATTATGCAATTAAATATAAGGATATTGCCAATGGTTAAAACGGTAACAACAGAGGAAGCAAAAGAGCTTATTCGGGCGGCGGTTAAACTTGCCACCGGATGGGAAACAATCCTATGGCCATCGCAAGGTCCGCAAGCGGCAAACCAATATTGCACCGTTCGCTTAAAAGATGACCAGCCATATCAATACGACATCAGCGAAGAAAACGTAGATGAAAATGGCAATATGATATATGACGAAATCCAAGAAACAATTATGGAGTTCGAAATTCAGGCATACGGCAAGGGAGCCATGGACAAGCTCAAATCTTTTATTGCCAAGCTCAAACATGATGAACGCTTCTACGGAGCAGAGAGCAACCCAGACATGGAGCAAAAATTCAAAAACGCTCCGTTGTGGGAATATATGGGCTTAGGCGGACATGACAGCGTGCAAGACATATCCATGCCGTTTATGGGAGCCGCTCAGCCGAGGGCAATCGTTACAATTTACATGAATGCCCTATGGCAAGACAAGCAACCTTTGTCAGAAGTTGACAGTTTTGATAAGGTTGACATAACTGTGGAAAGCATAAATAATAATAACAAATTTGTGCTTGAAATTAACAAAAACAAGAAGTAGGAGAATAAGATGTCTCAATTACCAATTTCTTATGACATTCAATTCAGCCTTTCCAAAGCGAGCGGAGCGGCTGCAAGAGATATGACCTTGCTGAGTTTGTTCTCAAACAAGACAAACTTTTTGCACGGCGAAAGAGTAAAGTTGGCATCCACATGGGATGGATATCAAAAATATTGCACGGTTGGCGATACTGTATATTGGGCCGGCAATGCTTTCTTTTCAAAAACAAACAGACCAAAGAGAATGGCAATCTCTGCAATTTATGATGCCGACCAAGCTGCTTATGCTTTGTCTCCGGTGGTTAAATTGGACGAATTAAAAGCCGTTTCCGATGGTGCTTTCAAAATCACGGTTGATGGACAAGTAAAAGACATTTCCGGTCTTGACTTCCAATCTGCAACATCAATTGAAAAAGTGGCCGAAGTTTTGAACGGAGCCGCAAGCGGTGCATTTGTTGCCAGCGACTACAATGGCCAATTGCTTGTAAAATCTGCCACACAAGGCACATCATCCACCATCAGCCATGCCATGGCACCAGATAGCGGAACAGACGTATCCGACATGCTTGGATTGTCTGAAAAAGCCGGTGCAACTGTTGTGGACGGATACAAACACGGCACATTCTTAGAAGAAATAAACCAATGTATTGATTTTGCCAACAAAATGGGCGTTAACGTGTTTGGCTTTGCTTTGGATGCTGGATACAGAGATACGCAAGACCAAAAAGACTTTGCTGATTGGGTAAATGCACGCTCATATCGCTCAGTTTGCTCTTTGGTATCAAACAACCCAACCGCATATTCTGCAAGCGATAGCAACAACATTGTTGCATATTGCAACAAAAAAGGCATTGCCAACACATCAACATTCTACCACAACAACGCACAGGTATATCCCGATGTTGCTTATTTGGCTGAATTTTTGGCCGTTAACTATAGCTTGGACGACCAAGTTATTGATGGCAAGTTCAAAGACATTGGCATTGAAGCCGCAAGCTTGCCGGATGTGGAAGCAAACTGGACTGTTCTTGAAAGCAAGAGAGCAAACACCATTTTATACGTTGGCGACACCGGCAAAAAGATTGTCCGCAACGGCGACCAATCATCTATTGACTGGAGAACCGATAGCTGGGTTAATATCTGCAACTTTATCTCAGAATTAGAGATTGAAACCCTGAACGTATTCTTGCGTAACAAAAAGGTTGCATATACTCCGGCAGGTCAAAACTTGCTTCTTTCTGCCGCATCTAAAATCGGTAAAAAATACACCAAAAACGGCTCATTTGCCGACCGAGAAGAACAAAACGATGCTTCAGAAAACGGCTTGTCTTTGGTGCCTGCGGTTGAACTTATTCCGCAAGAAATTTCTGAAACCACATCGGCACAACGCAAAGCCGGTATTGGCACACCAATCCAAGTCAATGTTAATGACAGCGGTTCAATGAGAACCATTGCTTTGAACATTACTGTTACAGAGTAGGGAGAATAAACAATGTCAATTAAAAAAGTTTATAACCAAAGAAACTGTTCCGCATCTTTTAATGGTATTGATTTGAAAGGCTTGATGGACGGAAGCTCTATTGTGCTCGAACGTGTGGGCGGAGAAGTTGACATCACCGAGGGAACTGATGGCGGCGGATTAAACCAAGCTACCGACCAAGGCATCAGAGTTTCAATCACATTCAGAGAAACATCTCAATCAATTTCTATGCTTGAAACCGCAAAGACATTGCAACAAAGAACCGGGGTGACATCCGTATTTGTTTTGCGTACCGGTGCCGACATGCTGGTAACAATTACCAACGCAATGGTAAGCAATCCGTCAAGCCTTAGCACAGGCGACAAAAAACAAGGCGGTATCACATACACCTTTGTCGGAACTGATTATTTGATTAATTAATGAAAAATCATAGGAGATAAAAATGGGGGATTTTTCAAAAATAACAATAAACAACCACGTTTATAAGGTTGAGAGCTATTCGGTTATGGATGCCGTCATGTATCACTTGGAGTTTTTGAGCAAGTTTGGCGGCCTCCTTGCCGGATTAACAAAGATTGTGACCGAGAAGAACAAAAAAGTTGAAGACACCGACTTTATTGCTCTTTTTTCTTCCATAAATCCGGAAGAAACAAAACAAATTATTAATCAGGTTTTGCAACGAGTAATCACACCGGAGAATGTTCGCTTGGACAACGAGATGGTTATTCAAAGCTGGTTTTCAAAAACAGAAAACAGCCATGAGCTTTGGCTGGTTGTTGTTGCTGCAATGGTTGAACTGTTGGGGGAACAATTGCCTGCTACGCTGAATTCAGCAGTAGTAGGCTTGAAATCAATGGTGGCAAACTTATCGACATCCCAGATGGATATCGAGCCATCAGCTTTATCTCCGGTCCAATCAAAAAAGGTATTATAAACCTTGATTATTTGACCAAAACCAGCGATGTGAAAACATTTTACATTGCCAAAAAAATAGATAATTGGCTTGATTATGCTGAGAGCCAAGCAAGAGGGGAATAACAAATGGCGATAGCAAACGAACTTGTCCAGCTTTTGAGCTTCAAACTGAGCGACCAATCCAAAGCCGCATTTGAAACATTCAAAAAAGGTTTGTCTGATTTGCGTGAGGGAATGCAGACAGTTGCCGCTGCGGCAACCGCAACCGGCACGGCTATTGCCTTAACTATCAAATCGGTATCAGATGGGGCGGTAGAATTAACCAACCTCAGCAAGACCACCGGAATTGCCACAAAAACTCTGCAAGAATATAAATACGCTGCCGAGAGTGTCGGTGTGTCTTCTGATGCCGTAACCTCAGACTTGCAAATGCTCATCGAAACCATGTCTTCGCCAATCCCCGGAGAGTTTAACGAAGCATTGTTCATGATGGGCATTGGCATCCGAGATGCATCCGGTCAAATGAAATCTGCCGATGCTTTGCTTGGCGACATTGCCGACAAACTCAACGGCATGAACGAGCAAAAAGCCCTACAATGGGCAAACCGCCTTGGCTTGAGCAACGACACGCTTGTTTTAATCAAACAAGGCCGTTTAAGTCTTGAGCAACTCCGCAAGGAAGCAAATGCTCTTGGGGCAGTTATCCCTGAAGAAACACTCAAACGAGGGGCAGAATTTAAGAAGTCGCTGAATGCATTGGAGTTTGCATTTAAGGGTATTGGCCGAACGGTTGCGTTGTCGGTTGCTCCCGGTTTAACTGATGTTGTTACGTCCATGAAAGATTGGATTGTGGCAAACTCTCGCATTTTGAAGCAAGGCATAGAAAAGACCGTCAAAGGCTTGGGAGATGGCTTAACCGGAACAACGGATATTCTCGGTCGGTTTATCAAAAACATAAAAGGGTTTTTGCCAGACTTAGGGGAATTTAATGATAAAATTGATTTGGCATCACTCATCAGCGGCACATTGCGAGGTGCTTTGCTTGGCTTGCTGGTTATATTTACACCAATGATTGCCAAACTGGCATTGATTGGAACAGCGTTCACAGTTGCTGCTTTGGCCATAGAAGATTTTGTCATCTGGTGCATGAACGGAGAATCCGCTCTTGGAAAGCTCATTGACAAATGGGATAACTGGGCAGAGCGTTGGAAAAAAGAAAGCTGGTGGCAAGCAGCCATCGCCGGAATAGCAACAATTCCGCAACAAATGGGAGAAGCCTTTGCCACAGGTGCATCATGGTTTGATAATTACGAGGGCAAGGGAGCATATCAAGCAATGTTGCAAGGACAAGGAAGCACGACAATTAATAACTCTCCGCAAATAACCATCATGACCGGAGCCAATGCACAAGAGGTTATGAACGTGATGACACCATACATCAGCACGGCTCAAACCAACACCCCCGGACAATTCACACCATTTGTGAGGTAATATATGGTAGCTTTATCCTTAAATACAATTACAAATTTTTTATTTGGGCAAGCTCTTATAAGCTCTCCGACATACGGCGAAATTATGGCCGATGTAAAAATGTCGGAAGACCACACACGCAAAAACGAGGTAACGCAAAACACACTTGAGAGCGGAGCCGTTATTGCCGACCATGTCATCATTCATCCGAGGGTTTTGTCCATCAATTTTGGGGTAACCAATACCGGATGGACAAGTTTGCTTGAAAGCCGGAGCCAAGAGATATTTGACAAGCTGGACAACATCAGCCGCACGCAAGAGCTTATAACTGTTACAACCGAGCATTATTCCTACACAAATATGATGATTTCAAACGTCCGCATGCTTCACTCCGCACCATACAAGGGATCCTTGCAAATTGCTTGCGATTTTGAGGAGCTTAACTTCTCTGATTTGCAAGTGATAAAAAATGCCAATGTTGTGTCGCAAGAGGGCGGTATAGGAAAGTCTTTGACAAACACAGTAAATGCCGGAAAGCAGCAAGTGCAAAAGATGACCGGAAACCTAAAAAGCACGTTATCCGGCTTTGTTTCATAGGGAGATTTGCAGATGCCTTTTATTGTTCCACTTACCAATGACGGCTCACGCAGAGCAACATACAACCTCGGCGGCAAGGATTATATCATAGAAACATATTATTTGCCAAAAACCCAAACATGGCTGATGGACATTTACGATATTAATGAAAACCCGATTTTGACCGGAATTAGTCTTCTTCCCGGTGTGGATAACTTGGTTAAAGGCTTGTGCATTGAGTTTGATGAGCAAGCCTTCCAAGTGCAGACCACAGACGGCGGAAACAACGACACTCCGGACAGCTTGGGAACAACCGCATTTTTGATTTATTATGCCAAAGGCGAAGAAGTGCCGGTAGCTTATGAGGACAAAATGCTATGACAGATTTTTGCCGAGAAATTGAGGTCATATTTGGGCCGCTCAAAGACTGGGAAAAAAACGAGGGCAAAAGTCCGCTTGTCCGCATTTTATCAGATGGCACACCAAACACATTGCGAGTTCGTGCGGCCGTATCAAAGACCATGCTTGGCGTGCCAAATTCAAGCTCTGTTTCCATTTGGAATTTGAGCCGAGAAACAAGAAACTCAATTTGTCAGAGCCAACTCAGCATGAAAGTCTATGCCGGATACAAGGGGCAAAAAAAAGAGCTTTTATTCTCCGGGGGTGTTTTGTCTGTTGTGATTGAAAAAAGCGGAGCCGACATCATCACGCACCTAAACGGACTTGATGGCCAAAGCAATTTGTTGCGTTCGGTGGTTTCTCAATCTTTTGAGCAACAGGTGGAGCTTAAAGAGGTAATAAAAAAAATTGCCGCATCAATCGAGGGGGTCGGGGTTAACCCTGAAGACATTAACGTAGATGGCAAGACCGGATATTCCGGCATTGTGGCAAGCGGCAACGCAAGAGCCGTTTTGGACAAGCTTGGTCAACAATATGGCTTTAATTGGTTTATTGAAAATGGTAGCTTTAAGGCTGTGGGCGATAAAAAAACCTTCAGCAATACAGTTGTGCTTGACGGTGCATCAAGGTTAAAGAAAGTTGCCCCATTGCTTTCTGGGCCGGCACAAGCACAAATAGGGGTGGACATCCAAGCAATGTATGTGCCGGGTGTCTCCCCCGCCAATACAATAAAGGTAAAAAGCAGCGTTAATCCGCTTTTGAACGGAACATACAAGATACACAATGCCGACTTTGACCTAGACACAAGGTCAAACAGTTGGGATATGAGTTTGCAATGCTTTACTGTGGGGTTATAAAAAATGGATTTTAGCGGAAACAGAAACGCCGGAATAGAATTTAATATGCAGTTTGACCGCAAAGCGGCAGACATTCACACATCAATACCGGCCATCATCCAAAGCGTGGACTATGCCAATCAGGTGGTGTCAGCCATTCCGGCAATTCAGATAAAAATCGTTGATCCAAACACCAAGCTGGTCAGATACATCAACCGGCCATTAATCACAAACATCCCTATGGCTTTGGCATGGAGCGAGGGATTGGGACTTGGAACAACGATGCCTTATAGAACAGGCGACAAATGCACGCTCATATTTGCCGAGAGAGCCTTGGACAATTTTTTAATCACCGGACAAATATCAGCTCCCTCAGACGGAACAACGCCGGACACTTGCACAATCAGGTGTTTTGATGAAACCGATGCCATGTGCTTCCCCGGAATTATAACTAAAGCAAAAATCCCAAATTATAGCTCCGATGCGGTGGAAATACGCAACGCAGACAAAAGCTCATTGTTTAGCTTATCAAATACAAGTTTGACATTAAAACAGGGTGGAGTTAGTATAGTTTTAGCAAATGAAAAAATAACCATTGTGGGAGATGTTGAACATACCGGAAATGAAACAATAACCGGAAACATCAGCCACACCGGCGACCAAACAACCACCGGAACGATTACCGGACAAACGGATGTTGTGGCTGCCGGCATAAGCGGAAAAGGACACACGCACAAATATAACCCCGGACCGGGTGGACCAGTACCATCTCAACCGCCGGAATAGGAGAACACAATGAGCATTGACATGGCAATAAACGAAAAAACAGGCGACATTGCCACCAAAGACGGCAAGATGTACTATGTGACCGGTGGCAATGAGGTTGCTCAAAGGGTTGTCACACGCATCCGCCGCTTAAAAGGCGAATGGATAAACTACACTCCTGCCGGCATACCTTATTATACCGAAATTTTAGGCACAAAAAACGTGCAAAAGTTTAATTTATTGTTACGCAAAGAGATTTTTAATACCGAGGGAGTTGAAGAAATCCGCAAATTAAATTTGCTTTTTGATAACAAAACAAACTCATGCTCCGTCTATGCCGAAATAAAGGTCAAAGGCGAGTTTTTCACAATTAGCGAGGATTTATAAAAATGGCAGAATTTGGAATGACAGATACCGGCTTCAAGCCAAAAAGAATTTCAGACGTCTATGACAGCATCAAAGCCAGAATAACCGAAATCACCGATGAAAAAACCGGAGAAAAGGTTTTTCAAAACGAGAGTGACGATAGCTTATTTATGCAATTTAGTTTTATTGTGGCGGAAGCCATTGCCGAATGTTGGGAGCAAGCATTCCAAGCCTCAAACGTTCGCAGACCCAGAAATGCCAAAGGAGCCATTTTGCGAGGGTTAATCCAGCTTAACGGCTTGTTGGCCAAGTTTGGCAGCCAAACACAAATTAACGTCAAATTTACAGGATTGAAAGATGCAACCATTCCGCAGGGCTCGCTTATTTCAGATGTGGAAAACTCTGTTAATTATTCTGTGGATAAGTCGGTAACAATTGGAGCGGACGGAACCGCAACCGGCACGGCAACCGCATTAACCAAAGGACCAATTAACCCAAACAACAACACGGTCATTGTGATTAAAACGCCAACATACGGCTGGACAAATGTCACAAACACCGGTGTTGTGGTTGTGGGAGCCGAACCGCAAACAGATGAAGAACTGCACCTTGAGCAACAAAGAGCCACATCAAACACGGCATATCGCCAGATTGATGCCATTTATTCCGGCTTGCTTAATGTTTCCGGTGTGGAATTTGCTCGTGTATATCAAAACACCGGATTGACCACCGACAGCCGAGGGATTGAAGCCAAGAGCGTGGCTGCGGTTGTTGTTGGTGGCACAAACGAAGACATTGCAAACTCTATTGCAAAAAAATCTGCAAATATCAACAGCTTTTTTGGCACAACTGAGGTGGATGTAACAGACAACCAAGGCCAAGTGAACAAAATCAAATTTAGCCGACCGGAAGAAGTAGAGATTGATGTTGAAGTCAATATCACGGTTACAGATTCCGCTTTATTTCCTGCTTCAAAGCAAGATGCCATTGACCAGATAAAACAAAACATAATCACTTATGCCGAGTATAATTTGCAAGCCACAGAGGGATTTGCCCCCGGTGTGGACGTTGTTCGCACAAGGTTATATACTCCGGTCAATGAAGTCCCCGGCTTTAAGGTCAACAGCCTAAAGATTGGCAAGCATGGCCAAGGAGCCGCCGCAGAAAACGACATTGATATTGCATGGAACCAAGTTGCCGTATTTAAGGAAGCCAATATCAAGGTAGAAGTTGTATAGGGAGAAAAAAGATGACGGTTCAAAATTTGGAGCTTGATTTTTCTCAATACGAAAACAAAAGCCTTTATGAACAAGCAAGAAAAAGGGTTTTGTACCAATATTCGCAAAAGCCGATATTTCTCAAAATCATCAAAGCCTACATGGAAGAAATCCAAGAGCTTTATAAGGCCATAATTGACCTTCAGAAAAGAAGTTTTATCTTTTATGGTAAGGGCGAGGACTTAGACCTTATTGGCGAGATTTTGGGGCAAAAAAGGGCATATTTCAACTATGATACATCTTTCTGGTTTGCTCCAGATGATGAAACTGCTCCGGACAAAGGCTCTGCTTGGGTAAAGAACGCAGAACAAGCCGTTATTGAAAATATGAGCGATGACATGTACCGCCGCTATTTGTGGGGCAAGGCACTCAAAAACCACGTCAAATTTGCATCACGAGAAGAACTGCAAAGAATTATATTTGAGATTATGGAAATTTATGTATCTTTCTCCGATGCGGACAAATGCGATGTAGATTTGATTGTTCCGGCATCCATAAGCAAGACCAACAAAAACTACCTCACATATTTTGCCGACAACAACCAAGTTGACCAAACGGCAAATATTCCGTATCCTGCAACTATGAACATAAAAAATGTTATTGAAAGAAAGGGCTAAAAAATGGCTATACAAAACAGAAACACAACGCTGCCGGGTATTTGGGCATCAACTGCACAGACCACCATTCCCACACCGCCGGTTGCCGGAGTAACATACAGAGATACAACGCTGAACTCCACAGCCATTGACAAAGCATGGCCATTCAAAACAATTGTGGATAGCTCAGACTTTAACCAACACGCATTTTTGCAAGACACCCTCATCAAAGAAGCCGAGCAATATGGTGTCATGCGTTGGAACAATACCACCACTTACAAAGAGGGCGGTTTTTGCTTAGGTCAAGACGGAAAGCTCTATCAGGCCAAAAGAGATAACCAAGGCAAAGAACCAACCGCAAGCTCTGATGATTGGGGAATATATGTTTTGTTACCAGACCAATCAGGGCAATCGGGGAAATTTCTTACAACCAACGGAACAAATGCGAGCTGGGGTAATGTTGATTTGTCAGTTAAAGCCGACAAAAGCATGTTCCAAACAGTTGACAGTCTTCCATCGGCTCCTACAAATGGTGTTTACTATTTTGTTAAGGAGTAAAAATGCCTATTTATTACGGAAATTCTAAAATCAAGCAAGTTATAAACAGCGACCTCATAAAATATTATAAATATGTTTATGGCAGTTGGGGTATGCCTATTTTGGGCGAAAACGGCACCGTCGGCGGCGGCAATTATGCTGCCCGCGCTTCAGGACAATATGACAAAAGTAGTGTAGCGTTTAAAGCATTTGACAATAATCCGACCACATACTGGGAAGCTGCTGCATATAGCTTAAATGAATGGGTGGAATTTTATTCACCGGTATTGTTAAGGCTTTCTTCAGTTGATTTTAGGAATCGAGATTCCTATTATAAAAGTTATACTGTTTGGCGGTTATGGTGCTCTAATGACGGCGTGAATTATACTGCAATTAAAGATTTCCCCTTGGGCAATAATTCAGCAGGTGCGGCGTGGTCACACGTTTTTAATCTTAACGCTAATTATAAATTCTTTAGATTTACCTGCGGAGCGGGTGGCGATGTTTCGACGTCTTCACAAGGCCGAGTGTCTTTTGCTGAAATAAAATTAAATGCCCAGCAGGTTATCCGTATTGACGAAGTAAGCAAAAATGACAATTATGACTATCGCGAACTTAACCAGATAGCAGAGGTTTATAACGGGTCTAGTCTGGTTTTTCTTGTCGGCGGAAAAATAGACTACACGATAGACAATCCAGGCTCTTCAACAGTGCACGATTTTGACATTCACGCCCCGGGGGTCTATAAGCTCTGGTTAGTTAGTGGGGGGAACTCGTATCGCTGGTGCTATATCGGCTGTAACTGTGCAGGTTCTGGCGCTGGATTCATCGGCAAATTATATTTTAAGCAAAAGTGCCATTTACGTTTAACCGTCGGCGGCCAGCGTGAAGACAGCCGGCTGCAAGTTGCAGAGTGGGGCAATAAAGCCGTATGGTATGATTTGGTTGTTGCAACGTCGAGTAAAGACAACTGGTCGGCAGACCCGCGCGGCAGCGTCGGCACAATTACGGTCAACCGTTCCAGCACTTTTAACACATTCTTTGATATTGAGTTGGAGGCAAACGGCAACGGCGGCAGCGGTTCTAACGGTGCATCGGTATGGAACGGATATGGTTCCGGTGATAAAAATGGTTATGGAAGATTACAATTTGTAAGGAGAAATCAGTAATGAAATACGGAAAAATTGTCAACGGAGAAATGACGTTTAATCAGGAAAGCCTATATATCGACTGGATGGGAGATGATTTTGAAGTTAACAAATCCAGAATGCAGGAGCAGGGCTATAAACCGGTTAAAGAACTCGGTAATAAACAGCTCTATCACGACTGCGACGGTGAATATACTTTTGAATTTGTTGACAAGGGGGATTATATTGAAGAAGTAGCCGTATATCATAAATATCCCGATGAAAAGCTTAATCAGCTCATCGAAAGCCGAAGAAAAAGAGCATATTCACAGAATACTGACCCGCTGACCCTCCGCAAAATTCGCAAACAGGCTTTAGGAACTTGGACTGATGAAGACGAGGCCGAATATGTCGAACAGATAAAAAAAATGTCAGAAGATATAGACACCGGCAATCCGTATGTAGAATAAAAGGGATATAAACAATGAACGAGCTTGAAAAACTTATCGCATTATCCAAAGTTGTAGCCAAGCCATGGGTTATTGCCACATGGGTTCTTGCCGGTTTGTTGACATATTATGCGGTTAGTGTATAACTTGTATTGAACGCTTTACAAATCAACATTTGTTGTTTGTGAAAATTATGGCAGGATAGAGCAGTAGTAGCTCGCTTGGTTCATAACCAAGAGGTCGATGGTGCAATCCCATCTCCTGCAACCAACATTGTAGCCGGATGTTACTTCTGCCTTTGGCTACCTTTTTGAAAGTGCAGAACCGCTAGTCTTGTTAATTGTCTTAAGCGGCCTTGAGGGTGAAAGTGTTTCTTTTTTTGAGATGACACGGAAGAATTAACACTTATCGGGAGCGTAGCTCAGTGGTAGAGCTTTTTCTGGCCAGAGTTAACAACGTGTCTGTTGGTCGTGGGTTCGAATCCCGCCCTCCCGTTCAAACCACCAGCTTGACGGATTTCCGTTTTAAGGTCTGCGGTTCGTCAGGGCTTCTTGGTTCAGATGACATTAAACGGCAACCAAGCAGCGACTTGTAACCTGCAAGTTTACAAGCTCCGTTCTTCCGAGGTGCTAAATCGGAAGATTTTTTTGTGTATAACACACGATACACAAATTCGTTTGTGTAAAGTTTTCCGCCGTTTTTTATACGAAAATTGTAGATACCATTTTAACCAAGAGGGAAATATGGTAAGGACATAAATGTCCGGAGCAACTGTTCGAAAAATTTGATGAGTTGGTGCATTTTATGCACATACTGAACTTGTAAGGATTGTTTACAAGTTGGCTTGCCAAAAATCTGCCAATTTTATGCTAAGACACCAAAGGCAAAACCACCTAAGATTTGATTATAAAAAATTTTTTAGGGGGTTTTATCATGATACCAATTCGGCAATTTGACACCATTCTTCAAACACAATCCTTAAACAACAAACTTTTTCAAACCTTGGTGCAAGGCTCCGAGGACACCGCCATTAAAGCAACCATTCAGCAAGACGGCAAAAACATCCAGATTGATACTAGTGCGGAGATAGAATTATCGGTTCTTTACAACGGCGGAACAACCCAAACCTACCACACCGACCAAGCAAAATCAGACTTTCCGGCAACCATAGAAAGCGATGGCACGCTCATCATCAAATTTAATGAGATGATGACGACCGTATTCGGCACGCACAAGCTGTTTTTGAAGATTGTGGATACAAACACATCATACGCTCTTGCCATGGATTATACGGTCATTAAAAACGAAGCGTACAATCCGCAATCAACCCCGAACAACCTACCGGCATATAATACCCTTGTTGCCGAACTTCCTAAAAAGCTCAATAAAGACTTTTCAAATTCCGATGACGTGGCACTTAAAGCGAAGTTATCCACAATGGGCATTGGAGCAGACGAAACACCAACGCAAATAAGGGACAACCCCTAAAAACATTCAAAGCCCGAAGTTTACATTTAGCGTAAAGGCAAATGAAACTTACCGCTTTTATGGCAAATCGAATAAAGATGACGGCTTTTATTTGCAGACTTCAACCGTTGCAAATCCCCTTATTCGTTTTGATTATGAGTTTGAGGAACTGTCAGAAGTCACAAAATTGGCGTTAGATGATGCCTTTTCAAAAACCAACGAGATAAAGTTTGTCAAAGCGGACGGCACAGAAATTTATAATAAAATTCTTGTGTATGACATTGACAGTGGCAAGTTCAAACTTGAGGACAACGCATAATGACACAGCAAATTGTAACTTTTGATGATGAAAAGATTGCAGCCGGAAAGTTCTATGCAATCTTTGTAAACAAAGACAACGCTCCTTTGCTTTTGGAGATAGACCACATCATTGGGCTGAAGCACGAGTTTTCAAACACCAGATACTTGGAATTTGAAACCAACATCAGCAACCCAAGCGTGCAAGTGTTTGAGAAAATATCTGACAATGTTTTCAAGAAAATTGAGTGCGACATTAAGGTCAAAAATCTAGAAAGCACCAGAATTATTATGGTTGAAATGAATAAACCGATGACCGGATACGTCATCTTGAAATAGGAGAAGAAAATGGTAGAGAAAAATTTTTATTATGACATGAACCTAAATGGCGGAACCATCACCGGCATTGCCGATGGTGTTAATGCAACCGATGCCGCAACCAAAGGACAACTTGATGCACAAGACACCGCCTTGCGTGCCTATATCGATGCTGAGATTTTGGGCTTGGGTGCCTTTGTTGGCGAGTTAGACCCCTCTCTTGGTTTGCCAACGGCAGGCTCAGGTGCGGCAGGTGCAATTGACGGCGGCGACTGGTGGTATATTTCTTCAGATGGTTCTTTGCTTGGTATTCCTGTTCACAAAGGCGACCGTTTGCAGGCTATGGTTGATAACCCGGACACAACCGACAACACTGCAGCAAATACCGATTGGAAAGTTTTGCACAGCTATCACGAAGCAGACAGCCGCTTTGCAATTAACAACTTGGCATTGGTAGCAAACACTCCCAAAAACGTAAACCACGGACTTGGATATAAGTTTGTTCACGTTTCTGTGGCAGATGCAACAGGCGATGCCGTTGATGTTCAGGTCAACTATGTTGACGAAAACAACCTCACTTTGACAGCAAATGCCACCGTAACCGTAAGCGGCGTTGTTTCTATCTAAGGTGAAAAGCAATGAGGGCAAAAATTAAAACGGATTTAATCCCCCACAAAACAATCCGGCCAATCTCTCTGGTTATATCTTAATTTAAGCCCTCAAAGGTCAGGATACGGCAGATTTTAAAGCTGTATCCTGTCTTTTTTATGTAAAAGATTAGTCCGGTTGACAAATTCCCCGGTGTCGGTTTATGCTTTGACTAGGGGATTCAATAAACCGGAGAGAAGAATTGTTTAAGGATATTGGAGAAACTTTGCGTGACTACGCTATTGTTGGGACTTGTATAGGAGGCGTATCGGTGTTGATTAAACCTTTTGTATCAATAAAGCAAACGATAAGAGATGCGGTTATTTCTTTCATTTTTTCAATGTTAGCAGGTCTTTTGCTTGAATACGTTGACATTCCATACAGCGTAAAAGTTGGATTATCTGGGATTGTTGGCCTTTTTGCGGTAAGGCTTTATATGATTATTGAAAGCGTATTAAAAAAAGTAGAAGAAAACCCAGACGTTGTAATTGATAAAATAAAAAACAAGCTCGATTAGCTCGGGCTTTTTTGTTTTGGGGAGAATCATGACAGAAAACGATATGGAGATTTTTGCCAAGACCATATTTGGCGAAGCTAGAGGAGAAACACGCCAAGGACAAATTGCGGTGGCGTGTTGTATTTTGAACCGCTTTAAGTCTAAAAAATGGTTCTCAGCCAAAACAATTGCCGGAGTATGTCAAAAGCCTTGGCAATTCAGTTGTTGGAACAAAAACGACCCGAACGCTCAAAAAATTGCAAAGTTAACATTCCCCTCATATTCAAAATACTTCCCGGTAATAAAAGAAGCTATGCAGAAAGACATAACCAACGGAGCGACACATTATTATGCGCCTGCATTGGTTAAATGCCCTGTTTGGGCAAAAGGGAAAACACCTTGCGCAGAAATTGGAAGCCACTTATTTTTTAAGGACATAGACTAATGTTATACGTTTATTCGATTTTAATTATTGCCGTTTCCTCTTTACTTTGGAGAATTAGGGGCGGATTGTGGAAAGAATACATACCGGCAAATAAAATATGGTACGCTTTAGCTTTTGGTGCTTATGCGTGCATTTATTTTGGCTCGATGTGGGAAAATTTTATTGTCGGATTTATTGCGTGTTATACGAGCTATCAGCTTTATGGCTGGGGGCTTTATGTTGGACGACTGCTTAATGGCGGGGAACTTAATCCGAATTTGGTGCAGTATCGAGAATGTGAATTGATTGATGACCTGTTATATCCTATGCATATCACTCTAAAAGGGCAGAAGTATTATCTTTATCAACACCCAAGATTATTTGGCTTTTGTGGAACAACACTAACAGGGTTAATTATAACCTTTTTGTGGGGTCTGTATTTGGGAAACCTTGTCATTATGGTTTCAGGGCTTGGAATGGGGGCTGTTTACTGGATCGGTGGACAGATTGAAAAGATTTATCCACTCGGAAAATCCGGTTGGAATTGGGGCGAGTGGATTTTTGGAGCTTATTTGGGCGGCTGGCTGGTGTGGGTGATGCTATGAAATATATTTTAGGATTAGCCGTTTTAATGTCGGTGTGGTGCTATTATCTTAATTATAGGATAGATGTGTTAAAAAAAGAAAACACCACGCTACAAGCCGAAAAAAATAGCCTTTGCGACACTATAAGGGAGTACAAGAATGCGCAAGTGGAAGCCAATAATGAAATCAAAAATTTACGAAAGAAAATCTCGGTGGATAAAACTGCTTTGGATTGGTATTATCGGCCTATTCCTGATAGCGTTAGCAAGCTGCTCAACTAGGGTTGAATATATTAAACCGATTGCGCCTGATTGTGGGGTTATGAAAACCAACGGCGATTTAATGGATTGTTATATTAAATACAGGAATACACTAGATGAAAGAAATTAAAATGGTTGTTGTCGGCGAATATGCTTGTGCTGTAAAATTAGGGCGTTGTCCTATGTTTGCGATTGATAAAAAAGACAAACTCGGAGATATGGTTGCCGGATTGCGTGAAGACTATCCAGATTGTCAAATAGTGCATGGCGGAAAGAAAGAGCGAGCCGAAGCCGCCAAAAGAATAATTATGCAAAAAAATATGAATGCCGGTAGATAACTCTGCCGGTTTTTTTGTGGGGGGGGATTGTCAATAGTGCAGATTTGGACTGATGCGAGTTTTAATCCCAAAACAAAAGACGCCGGACTAGGCATAATTATCCGGCAATTAATCAAGGGTGGTATAAAAGAAACTCGGATAAACCTAAAAACAAAAGCCGAAGATTCGAATCAGGCGGAATTGCTTGCCATATACTACGCTCTCCAGAATATACAAGGAACGCCCAAAGAAGAGCCTATTTTCATCATCACAGACAGCAAGATAGCAATAGATAGCATATTGCACCCAGAAACAAAAAAAGACAAATACAGAGCCATCGCAGAGCGAATTAGGGGGATGCTTTATTGCGAAAATTGGAGAATATATCACAAAACAGCTCACACCAAACGACAAGACAGATATTCAATCCGCCAAGCCATAACTGATAAGTTGGCTAAAAAAGCCAGACAATAAAGGTTGACATCAGACAGAAAAAGAGTAAGATAATATATGAAAAAATGAATATTTGCCGTTATGTTTTTTCATCTCCGCACCCGATGCACTTTTGCAAAGGGTGTTTTTTTTGGTTGACAATTACAATGTTTTGTTGTAATTTTACATTGTTTTAATAGTAAAGGAGATGAAAATGACAATACAACAAATTAACAACATGAACAACGATGATGAATACTTCGCATTGCCGGCCCTTTCTGCCAGCCAGATTAAACAATTTAACGAGGGCGGCTGCGGAGCTTATAGATTTTGGCAATCATCACCACTCAACCCAAACAAAAAGACCAACGCAGACAAAGATGCAAGCGATGCCCTTGTGTTTGGAAAGCTGGCTCACTGTATGCTTCTTGAACCGGAAGAACTGGAGAAAAGATTTGTTGTCGCTGACTGGGGAGCCAAGGGCAGAGATACTGCCGCATACCGAAAATTTATAAAAGACTTTCCAGATGACCGCATTGTTGTATCATCTGAAGAATGGGAGCGAGCCGGAACGATGATTGCAAGCCTAAGAGGGCATAAGTTGGCCGCAAGCATTATTTCCGGAGCAACAACCGAGCTCCCGATTGTTTGGAGAGATGACCAAACCGGATTATTGATGAAATGCAAGGTAGATGCCATAAAACGCACAAAGAACGGCATTGTGGTTATTGACTATAAAACATCCGGCGAGATGGAGAGTTTCATCAAGTGGCCACACAAAAACAGCTATTATTTGCAAGATGCGGTATATCGTCAGGCAATTTTTGAAAAATACGGAGAATATCCGAGCGAGTTTATTTTTATCATGCAATCCAAAAAGCCGGACGAAGAAGAAATGATTGCCATCCTGCGATACTGCATGGAAGACGTGGAATACGCAAAAGACCGAGCCAGATATCTTATAGACACCATTGCCGAAAAATATAAACAATGGCTTGAAACCAAAGATGATAGCATCTGGCAACCATACCCAAACATCATTGAGCTACACTTAAGCCAATGGATAACAAACAAGCAGGCAGAGGAAGAAATATAAGCCTAACAAATCCCCGGAGAAAATCTGGGGATTTTTTTTGTTTTTTATATTGACAATTACAAGAAAACATTATAACTTTATAGTGTTTTAATTTTAATGAGAGGAAAAAACAATGACGGAAAATGTTCCAGTAGTTCAAGAAACCAAAAAGGTTGACGTTGTTCAAAAATATGTGGATGAATTATCAGCCGGATGGGTTCGAGTTTTGCCAAAGATTTGCACTCCGGAAAGATTTGCCAGAGTGGCAGTAACATGCATTAAAAAGAACAGCAAATTGATTTTGGCATTGCAAACTAAAGAGGGCAAAAAGAGCCTTGCCGAAGCATTTATGAAATGTGCCGAGCTTGGCATTGAGCCAGACGGCCGCAGAGCTTATTTAATCCCTTACAAAAACGACATTCAACTGATTATAGACTACAAAGGCATTGCCGAGCTTGCCATGCGTAGCGGTATGATCAGCAACATTCATGCCGACAAAGTATGCGAGAATGACGAATTTGAATATAACATTGGCGAAATCACCAAACACCGCATTGACTTCCGCAAGCCTAGAGGGGAAGCCTATGCTTATTATTCAATCGTAACCTTTAAGGACGGCACCAAGAAATGCGAGGTTATGAGCAAAGATGAGATTGATGCCATCCGCAAGCGTTCAAAATCTCCGAACAATGGCCCATGGGTAACGGACTATGATGAAATGGCGAAAAAAACAGTGTTCAAAAGATTGTCCAAATGGCTGCCATTAAGCCCAGAACTGCAAAAAGGCATTGATATTGACAATGAAGAATATGAGCTGCCAAAGCAACCGCAACAGGGCTATGTTGAAGCCGACTATGAAGCCTTGCCGCTGGATGATGAAATCCCTAACTTTGACGAGAAAACCGGCGAGATTATAGAAGAACCGGAGCCGGAAGAACCAAAGGCACCGGAAGCACCGGCAGAGCAACCGCAACAACCACAAACAATGTTATTTTAATCAATCCGGGGAGCTTTACCGGCTCCCCACTTTTTGAGGAACAAATAAAATGGAAAATACATTAATCGTTTTGAAAGACGAAACAGTAGCAAAATTTGAGTTTAACTTTGAAGAACTTAAAAAATGGGCTTTAGAAAAGGTGGAAAAATATCAAAATTTGATGATTACTGAAGACCAAGTCATTGACATCAAAAAAGAGATGGCAGACATCAACAAATATGCCAAAGAGATTGATACCAAACGCAAAGAGTTTGAAAAGCAATACAAAGCACGCATTGACCCAGTTCTTGCCCAGATTTTGGAAATCAAAGGCATTTTTGACAGTGCATACAACGGCCTTAAAACTCAAGTGGATAGCTTTGAAGCTGCCGAGCGTGAAAAAAGACGTATTGCCGTTCAAGATTTGATTGATGAAACAATCCGCACCGAGGGATTGCAAGAATATGCAAACCGCTTTGCCATGCAAGAAAAATGGTTGAATAAGTCCACCAGCAAGAAATCAATCAAAGATGACATCCAAATCATTGCCAACGACATCAAAGCATTGATTGAAGCACAAGAGCAAGCCAGAAAACAGCATGAAGAAAAGCTTGAGCTTGTAAAGACACTTTACAAAGCAAAGGTTGAAGCCTACGGCTTTGACATCAACAAAGAAGCCTATTTTTTATCTCAATGCCAATACACCACAGGTTTGGGGCTGACAACCATGATTGAAAACTCTTTTGAAGCTGAAAAGAAATTCCGCATCCGTCAGGAAGAAATCAAAAAAGAGCAGGAAGCCAAAGCCGCTGCCGAAGCTGAAGCCAAGGCAAAAGAAGAAGCCGCTGAAATCACCCCAAAAGAAAGCGAAATCAAAGACTTAAGACAAGAAAATGCGGTTGATGAAATCACCCCAAAACAAGAAAAAATCCTTGGCGGCCGTGTTAGATTTACATTCAAGGAAAGCAATCTTGAGCAAATCAGAAACCTTATGAACCAAATAAAAGCCTTGTGCGAAACTTGGGAGAATGAGTAATGAACAATAAAAGTACACTTTTGGAATTATGCGAATACTTCGGGGAGCATCCGGACGACCTCGCAATCGTTATAACATTTTTGATTTTTGCTTTTATTTTTGGGAGAAAGAAATGACAGTTTGGGCATATTATAGGGTTTCTACCGACAAACAAGACTACAATAGCCAAAAGTTAGGCGTTCTTGATTATTGCGACAAAAACGGGCTAACTATTGAAAAAGAGGTTGTTGATGATGGTGTTTCGGGTTGTATCAAAGCAAAAGATAGAAACCTAAACAAAATTATCAAAAACGGAAATAAAGGCGACTGGCTTATTGTTTCGGAGTTAAGCAGGCTCGGGCGTTCTACAATAGACGTTTTAGAGACGTGCCGAATATTCGGTAAAAAAGGAATAAATGTTTATCTTGTTAAACAATCTATAAAGCTTGATGAATCCCCTATGGGAAAGATGATTTTAGCGATATTATCAGCTTTTGCAGAAATGGAAAGGGATTTAATGATACAACGCTCAAAAGAGGGAATAGAAAGAGCGAGGCAACAGGGAAAGCACCTCGGCAGACCTTTCGGGTTTACTTATAGAAAATTAAACATTCAAGATGTTAAAACTCTTAGAGATACGGGGTTAGCAAAAGCAGAAATGGCAAGATTATTGAATTGCAACTGGAACACTTTACACCGTTTTATGAAAGAAAATAAAATTGATTAAAAATTTGATGAAAGACGGCAACGGTAACCGTTCTAAGCATTATATAAATGGAGTAAGCCTGTTTAGATATTGTGAAGAAAAAGGATTAGGCAAAACAGAATACGCTCGTTGTTTATGGCTTATTCACAATAAAAGTATGACTGCGGAGGAAGCCTTAAATTATCATAGACCACCGGCTAGACAAGACAAGGATTTTATAAGAAAAGTTAATCAAAGAAGGCGTTATGGAATAGATAAAAAATATCTGTATTATCCCGATAAGTTTTTAATAAAAATGGGATACCAAAAACAAAGTAAGTATTTTTACAAAGGAAAGAGAATATCCGAAGTTTGCAAAAAGAAAGACATAAATTCTTCTACTGTTTATAATCGAATATTAAAATATGGTTTGCAGGTCAAAGATGCTATAACTATGACAAGAGAAGAACTTAATCTACTGCTGCACGATGTACTTCGCTGCCTTTACCTCCGAAGTTACCTTCTTCTAC